TAGGGGTCAGGCAGGTCCGGGGACGGCTAGGGGAGGGGTTTGGGGGGTCTAGGGCGGGGGAAGGTGTCCAGGCTAATCCAGGCAGGGGCGGCCCTCCCTTAAAGGGAAAATCGATTGCCCTCAGTGTCAGCGATCACAAGCCCCTTGCAAAGTTGCTTCACTAGCAAGCGTGCAACCCGCTTGGCTCCTAGTTTGGAGTAGTAATGGAAGGGGCCGAAAGTCTCAATTTGGCCCCCCTCAGCAACTACCCGCACCGTGTAAAGGCGTGTCGCACCTGCCCAATTCGGCTTTTCCGAACTGATAAAGATCAGGCCGTTGTTTGCGTAGAACTCAGCCCCTAGGCGGCACTTAAAATATCGCATGGAGTCAGGCTTAAACCAATGGAAGCCGCTAGCCTCACTAAGCCTTTCGGCGTGGGCTAGGCTGTCGCACTTGGCAAGCCGCACAATCGGCTTGTAAGCCTTTATGAGATCGGCGGGGGCGGGGGAGCCGTCCAGGTTAAACACCGGGGCGGCGGGGGTTTCGGTTTTTGGGGTCATAGGGAGAGAAAAGCAACGGCCACAAGCCAAGCCAGGAAAACCAGGGCGGCGGCTGTCAGTGCGTCTTTTAGGTGTCGCATGGATTAAAGATCCTTTAAGTCAGTGTTCACAAGGGGCGGGTTTTGGGAGTTGTCTAAATGATAATGGACACTCCACACAGTGCGGCCACTAGGGGCCGTGTGGGACTTGATAGCGTCATGACGGCCCCCGCAACTAAACTTCCAATTTCGACCCTCACGGATCCAGGCGGCGGCGGCTTCCGCTTCCGCTTCCGTCAGGTAATGGGCGGTTGCCCAATTGCCTCCCATATGGGAAGCGGCGGGAGTGAAGTTTCGACGGTCCGGGGACTTGTCGGCCTTGTCAGGCTTTGGTTTGGTTTTGCTCATAGGTGCGAATTGCAAACCCGATTGAGGCTATCGGCGGCGGGTGTTCAATCAAAAAGTTTAGGTCAAAGTCATTTTGTCTAAAAGTAGGCAAGCCAGGTAAAAACCGGGGAAAACGCCCAATTTCAGGCAAGATCGCGTTTGAGGGGTCTAGGCAGGCCGTCAGGCGGTCAAACCCTTTGACCCTATGCCTACCCTTCCCCCGCACCTGATCGAGCCGCACAAGCCAATTGTGCAAGCGTCATTTTGTCCCGCAATTTGTCAAAAAGTTGTAAAGAGTCCGCAAGCGGGAAGCGTGCCAAAGTCCCTTAATGAGTCAAAATGTCTTAGTAAAAGATGCTGACACTGACAGCGGCAAAACCGCTTCCGATCGGGTGTCAGGATCGCCCTGGACCGTGGAAAAACGCCCAAAACACCCGATTTTCCCCGTTTTACAACTGTCAAAATGACAAAAAGGGGCCGCCTGGCTCATTACACAAGGTAGGCAAGGGGATTACATAGGCAAAAAGGATTTGACCGTAAAGGCCTCTCCCTGCCGATCTGAGGCACTTTGCCTAAATCTAGACAAAAAGAGTTTGAGCAAAAGATTTTGCATGACTTGGCACGCTTGCGGCTTGCCGACTACCTGGACCGCCCTGGCTCCCCGATCCTGCCTTAAAAATAAATCAAACAATTTGACTCTTTACGCTTGCACCCGTCCCCGGACTCCCTAGCGTATCCATACACCCGCAACAACCTATGACACCCGCACAAACCAAACTCAAAGGATCCGAAGCCGCCCTAATCGGCTTTGACATTGTAAAGCAAATCCACGGTGAGGCCGCCGCCGTCCGCCTGCCCTTTATCTTCCTTATGGCACTAGGCTACAACTCCGCTTGCAACAACCTGGAACAAGTCGCAAAGGATCTCGCCCGTGTCCCTACCTACCACAACCGATAAACCCTAAAACCAAATGACTACCGAACCCGTCCCGCCTGAGATCATGAAACTTGCAAAGGAACTAGGGGAGGCACTTGGCAACCTCTCCCTGGCCAAAGCCGAACTTGCCGCCCTGCCGTTTGGGGACAGCCCCGCACGCCGCACAGCCGAATTGAAGTGCGACGATTTACGGGCAATTGTCCATTACCGCCAAACCGAATTAATCCAACTTGTCGGAACCTGGAAAATTACCCCCAACAATTAACCCCTGCCTCTATGATCATACACGCTTCCACGCCCGAAGAAGTCCGCAAGGCAAAAGCCCGAATTGCCTACCTGGAAAACCGCTTGCAAGACATTAAGGCCATTTGCCCTAACTCCCACGCCATGCTGACGGATGGAACCTTGCGAAACTACACCCTAGAACAAGCGATCGAGGAAGTCGAAAGCATTTTGACCTATCTCCGCAACAACCCTTGAACCTCCCCGGACCCATGACCAAACAAGAAAAAATCAGGGATGAGGCTATTAACGCCTTGTTCCTAGTGATCCAAAACGACCTTGACCCTGAAAACAAGTTCGACCTGGGCGGCTTTGCCGCAACCGCCTATCACGGCCACGCCGACATTCAACTGTTAGAGGCCGCTATTGACCGTATCCACGCCGCACACAAGGCCCACTTGCGACACAACCTGATTTCCGACCGCCTCCAATACCTTCATGTAGTTTCCAATGAAAGCGGCGAGATCAAGGGGCCGTTCTTTTCGGCCTACCCTTGCGGCTGTTGCGGCAGTCGTTTGGGCGGCGACAGATACGAAGCCGAAGCCGTTGCCCTTTGCCAAGATCCTAAGGACGGCCTGGAAATCCTAGATCATTATGACATTTGCCCCGATTGTGTAGTCCGTTGGCAATAACCCCACCTCCCCGGATTTCCCCCCATGCCCTACATACACCGATACACAGTCAGCCCCTTAGACGAATACACCGCTTTTAGGCATAACCTGGAAGTGTGGACAACTGACACCGCAGGCCGCCGCCTGACCCTTGAAACCAAGTTCACACTTCGACCCGATCAGGAGTCAGAGGAAAGGACGATTGCAAGGGAGCAACGGCTAGCCGAGGTGCGGGTTGCCTGCCCTGAGCCAACTGACAGCGTTGAAGATCAGGAACAAGCCGCCCGACGGCTGAGGGCATTGACCTGGCTCCTTTGGGAAGTCGGCTTGTCCGAGAGTCCGCACAAGCGGATTGAGCCATGACCGATCAGGCCGACAGCCTGCCCCCTCAGCGGGGGCGGGTGTCCCCCGTCAAGAAATCTATTCACACCCCCCACACCGCAGGGCGTCGAAGACGGGCCACCTCGGACAAAAGGCGGGAGTATTGTGCAGAAAACCGTAGTTTTGAGTTGCGTCGGTATATTTGTGACTTACATCTATCCCGTCATATGGTTTCTCAGGTATCCCAACATAATCTTATATAAGTCTAACGACTTATAATGTAAGATTGAATGGTTAGAGTACCATTCGCTTACGCCTGCCTTCGGCGGCTTACGAAGGTACTACCATTCTCATCCCCCCTCCCCCCAAAATGAAAAACTACAACAACGACAAGAACCGCCGCCCCCACTTCTCTGGGTTCTGGCGGAAGATCTGGGCCGAGAAGCGTCCCCAGATGCAGGCCCACCTAGACGCCCTCAACGCCAGGAAGATGCTCAAGGCTGACGAACGGGTGAAACAGGTCAAAGCGATCACCCACCTCCTACCCTCCGAACCCATGTCGGCTACCAGGCTTCGTGACCAGGTGGCTGAGAACTGGAACGAGGTCTATGGTGAGGACTTCACTTCCAAGCAGGCATGGTGTCTCGTCCGACTGTGCATCAAGCGTGGCCTATTCAAGAAACAGGCCGACGGCCTCTACGCCATTTCTGACTTGCAAAGTCCTTGAGCGTGGAACAGATTGACCTCGCATTGATGCTGACCGACGCAGAGAAAGACCAAGTTGACGCCTCTATCGAGAGCGTCAGCGAGGTCGCCTCTCATCTAATCCAAGGCTACCTTTTTACCATTATGAGCGACGACGCTACTAAGGAACAGAAGGCTAATGCCGAATGGCTGATGAGAGATGCGAGGGCATTGACCAGTGCCTTGGCTACTCTGCGGAGGATTGGCGGGGATGAGTAAGGCCAAACTCAACAAGATCTGGCAGGACTTCATCGCCACCCTGCCGCCAGACGAGGTTAAGAAGATCGTCGAGGCAGGCATCGACCCGCAGGACATACACAAGGCAGACCTGGCACAGCCTTCACGCTACATCCATGACGACTCGTTCCTGGACGGCAACTCAATCAAGGCGTGGCGTGAGTCCGAGTCGGTGGACGCCAACAGCATCTTCCCCTACCTATCCTCCATCATCGCCAAGGTTATCGACGCCATGGACTGCACATCCAGCCGTGAAGTCCTGATGCACAACGACTGCATCCGCATCGCCCTAGGCTACCGAAACTACAAGTCCATGTCCGAGGTCGCCAAGCACTACGGCGTAGGACGTGCCGCCATTTCCCTGCGGGTTAAGAACATCCAACGCCGCCTCCGTCTAGCCCCAAGTATCTATATGCGGAGCGAACAGGTGTGCGTAAAAATCAAGCAGGGGATAAACAAGAAGAAATGAGCGTCCGTCCCATTGATATCGCAGAACGGCTCGGCCTGTCCAGGCAGACCATCAACGGCTTCATCCGTCAGGGGATGCCCGTCTCCAGCATCGAAGATGCCGAGGCTTGGTATCACTCACGGGGAGCCAGACGTGGGGCGGACGCTCTGGAAGCCGAGGTAGTGGATGATGAGACGACCGACAAGAACTTCTCTGATATCGTAGAACGCCACCGCCAACTGAAGGCTAGGGCGTATGACCAGTACCTCCGTGACCTGCGGAACGAGGATCAGAACCAGTCCAAGTCCTACGCCACCTACGATAAGTTGGTCAAGACCCTCGTATCCCTTGAGCGTGAACTGCACGCCCGTAACATCGCCGCCAAGGAATACATCAAGACACAGACGGCCATCGAACGGTTCGGAAAGGTGATCCTGTCCATCCGCAACGAACTGACCCAGTTGGCTATGAAGGTGGCTACCAAGGCGAACCCAGACTCGCCTGGAACCGCCATGAAAGCCATCGACGCCGAAATCAACAAGATCCTCCTGCGTCTGTCCACCCAAGTCGATGAGGCCGAAGAAAGCGTGGTCGAGACGCCCATCGTGATCACCGAGGAAAACAAGGAGTCCGACCAACCCGATGAGGTCGTCCAAGATGGAGACGAGGTTTGAAAACGTCCTCCGTGGACTGCTCGCACCTGACCAGGACACGGATATCATTGACTGGCTGGAGAAGAACGTAAAGAACGTCCCGTATTCGCCTCAGCCTGGCCCGTTCAGGGTCGAGTCCACTCCATACCTAATCCCCATCCTTCGTGCCTTACAAGACCCCGAAATCAAAACGATCGTCGTCCAAGGGAATGTCCAGTCAGGTAAATCTATGGTGCTGGAACTGTGGTCGGCATTTGTCCCAGCACGCACCCCTGGCCCGATGCTCCTGCTACAAGACATCGACCTCAACGCCCAAGACTGGCAACAAACCAGGCTCCGCCCTCTATGGGACAATACGCCAGCAACTAGGGACAGAATATCTGAAATCGACCGTAATAAGTGGCACACAACGCAGTTTGAGCGAAATATTACCTGGGTGCTTGGTGCTAATAACGAACGAAACCTCCAGCGGCGTTCAATTCGCTTTCTTGGAGGTGACGAATGTTGGCAGTGGCCGAAAGGCCACCTCAAGCAATCGTTAGCACGCCGAACCGCTTTCGAGTGGCAGGGCAAGTCCGTGTTCGTCTCGCAGGGCGGCGTCGAGGGCGACGAGTTCACCGAACTTTTCAACTCGACCGACCGAGGCGAATGGCACTTCAAGTGCGTGGCCTGCAACGAGCGTCAGCCTTTCGAGTGGGTTCAGATCAAGTATCCAGACGCCGCCAAGACCGCTACTGGGTGGGACTTGGACATGGTTCGTGCGAACACGACCTACGAGTGTAAGTTCTGCAAGCACCATCACCTAGACAGAAACAGCGTCCGAGCCGAGATGGTTCGTGATCCTGAGTATGTCCCACAGAACCCCTCCGCACCGAAGGATAGAAAGGGTTTTCATTTTAACGCCCTATCTATGCTTTGGGGTCTGTCATGGGGAGATCTGGCTGTTGAGTGCATCGAAGCCGCCCAGTCATTCGACAACGGCGACGAGTCCAAGCGTAGGGACTTCAAGCAGAAGCGTATGGCCCTACCGTGGAGCGACGAGCCTGACGACGGTAGCGGGGAAGTCCTGCCTAGCGGCTACATGATGCAGGAAGAATGGCTGGACGAAGCCGCCAACATCAACGGCAAGGTGCAACCGCCGCCGTTCACGAAAGAGCAGATGGATAACGTCAACTTCGCCCGTCTGCGGTTTATGTCCGTGGACGTCCAGCGTAAGGGGTTCTATTGTCTTATCCGTTCCTGGAGCCACGATGGTAAGTCCCGCCTGATCTGGTGGGGGTATGTAGATACCTGGGAACAGGTGCGTAATGAGCAGATCAAGCATAAGGTAGCCCCCATCTTCACCTTCGTTGACTCAGGCGACGGCCCCAACATGGAGGAAGTCTATCGAAACTGTGCTACCTTCGGCTGGAACGCCACGAAGGGGTCTGGTAACACCGACTTCCCGTGGAAAGTTCAGACCCCATACGGGATCAAGATGGCCTACCGTCCCTACGCCCCAGCCAAGGTCGTCCAGGTCGGCAAGCAGTCCTGCCGTATGTTCATGTTCTCCAACCTTATCCTCAAGGATACCCTTACCCGCCTCCGCAGGGCTGGACACCATACCTACGCCCAGGATGCAGGGGACGAGTACCGCAAGCAGATGCAGTCCGAACACCGCACCCGCACCGAGGCAGGCAAGCCGATCTGGGTTCAGGTTGGCGATCGACCCAACCACCTATGGGACTGTGAGACTATCGGGATGCTCCCCGCACTGATGGCTCGCCTAGTCGGTAAGGGCAAGAATAAGAACGCCGTCGATGAAAAGACGGTTGACAAGCCTGTTGAACCTCCAAGTGTCTAACCAAGTCTGTATCCCTCTGTTTGTTCGCTGGGTGGCTCTCAAGCGGTCGTTGTTGGCAGGGGGATACAGGCCCATTCTTGACTAACGGCCAAAGACAACATGGCTTTCGTGCATTACAGAGGTTCGACCTCGCCCAAGGGTATTTTCATGACCCTGGAGGTGGCTGAGATTGAAGCCATCCGAGCCAAGGCGGTCGCACTTGTGACCGAAGGTAAGACGATCATGGAATACCGTGACAGTGGTACGGATATCCGCAAGGACTGGCCGATCGACCCTCCGACCATCCTCCTGGAGTGCCGCTATGCCCTCCAGATTAAGTTGCCTGAAATCTATGGCGGCATCGACCGAGTTCGTGTGGGCAATATGCTCAACAACTTCCGAGGTCTTTAATTGCATATATGGCGTCTAAGAAAACTCCTGGAAAGTCCAAAGCCTCCAAGGGTGTTGGGCCTAAACTGAAGAAACAGGCCACTGGCGGCCCTGGCATCTTCTCTAATTTCGAGTCCGCAAAGTTCTCGAACAAGCGTTCTTGGATCTGGTCGTCCTGGCCGACCGATTTCAAGAAAACCATGACGGTTTTCGACCGTCTGGAAACCACCCGCAAGATGCGGTGGATGGAACTGAACGCAGGCGTCGTTCGTGAAATCCTGGCTAATATGGCTATGTATGCCGTAGGATCTGGCATCAAGCCGAAGGCTCGCACTGGCGACGCCATGCTCGACAAGAAGTATGAGGAAGCGTTCG